AAAATCGCCTTGTATTGCCGCTCATACGTGGTTGACGCCCCACCGGGCGAATCCGACTCAACCAGCCGCGCAAACTCGCCGTGCGGCGCCATGCACACCAGGTGACACGCCAGGTACTTAACCGCGTCGTCGCGGAGCCCAGCGGCATCCGCAGGCCCGATCATACGCTCCGCATCGGCCAGCTTGTAGCCGATGAGCACCGAGTCAGTGTTGGCAAACTCGGGAAATTCAAGCTTGATCTGGTCCACGGTCACACTCACGACGGCTATTCCTCCGGCGGTGCAGGCGGCGTAGGCGTCGCTTCGACCAAATACCCAGCGGTGATCCAACCCTGATATATGGTCTGTTGCTCGAGCTGCTGGCGCGCGCGCTGCAGCTGATCCTGATTCAGCGCGTAGAACGTGGTCGCCATGGCGTCGAACACCATGTAGTCGCCACGCAGGATCCCGATCGTGAGCATGGTGTCGATCGTGTTGTCGAAACCGATCAGCGTTGTGCCCTCGGGTGCTGGTTCGCCATCGGTGTGCGGAGCGAGTTTTGCCATGGGTGTCGTCTTTCCGTGCTCATGAGCTCATGAGCACCGGAGCTCATGAGCACCGGTGCACCGGAGCAAACCGATCAGATGTCGTCGTCGTCGTCGCGGTACACATATGCCTCCGGCAGTGCGGGCGGCGTGGGCGTGGATGCGCTGGGCGCCGGTGCGACTGCGACCGGTGGCTCATACACGGGCGGCGTAGCAGGCGCGGAGTCGTCTGCGGTTTCGATCAGCACGTCACCCGCGGCAACCCACGCCTTGACCGTGGGCGACTCCCACGCACGGTCAAATGCGGCTTTCTCATCGGCGGTGAGCGCGATCGCGATGGCGCCGCCCACCGTGGGCGGCAGCGTCAAGAAAGCGCCATCGCGCAGGCTCAGGTGCGTCACGTGCGCGGTTTGATTGCGCAGCCTAACGACGACTTCGCCGGGGCGCGCTGGGTCGGCTGCTGTGAGGTTTCTCATGGGTGGGCTCGCAGGTGTCGGTGGGGGTTGTGGTTGGGTCGGCTTCTGGGTCCGGATCGGTCTCCGGATCCGGATCGGTCTCCGGATCGGGCGGGTCCGGTGGGTCCGGTGGGTCCGGTGGCTCCGGCTTGTAGCGCCGGACTGTCAGATCGCCGGCCTGCACCCACTCCTGGACAGGCGCAGACCGGTAAGCTGCGTCGAAAGCGACAGCCTCCGCATCGTCGAACAAAGCGATCGTGATCTCCGCCGGGCGACTCGTCACAGGCGCCGTGACCATGGCAGTCGTGTGCATCAGGATCGAAATCACGTGCGTGGACGTATTGCCGATGAACACCAGCTTGGCCGGCGGTTCCATCGGCGTGTCGTTGGCCTCGAGCTCCCGACTTTCATCGATCAGCCCTGCCAGCGCCGCGTATTCGTGTGTGTACTCGCGCACGTCAAATGCCGTTCATGTACACGGCGGCAAGCGGGTATTCCCACGCCACGCCGCCAATGCGTCCGACCGAATTGATCTCAAGCGACAGGTTTTTCGCCTGCGGCGGCATCTCTTGCTGCTCGAGCGGCAGCTCCAAATGCACCACGATCGGATTGCGATCGTACATGATCGCGCGCGGCGTGCTGCCGGTGTTGGCCGTATCGCAGAAAGACCACCATTCGATGTCTGTCACCAGCTGCGTTTTGTCGAGGAACACGCGCATGATCGTGTCGCGCGGGTTCGCCCCGGCCTGCGTCGACACGGGCGTCTTTTGGATGTACCGATAGCGCGCGAGCGGCAGCACCAACGTGTTGGGCGTGCGCGTGCCCTTGGTATTGTTGATGATCGCATCTTCCATGGAGTGCAGATCGTTCAACACCTCTTGCGCCGTCTTGTCGCCGCCGCCCCACACACTGCTGCTGCCAGTGGCAGGCGGTGCAGCCGAAATCTGCGGGACGTTCGCGTTATTCAAGAGCCCGGTGGCGCCCGTTTCGGTGATCCCCATGGCACCAATCACTTCGATTTTTTGCTCGAAGCCCTCGCGCACACCGTTCGCGAGCCGCGTTTGCAGAGGCACACCAGCACGTGACGTGCGCTGCAAATCGAGCCACGACCACCCATAACCGAGCGCCATGGTTTCGACCGTGTTTACGAATTTCTTCGCAAAAGTCGCTACTTTTGGGATGTCGTCTGCGTAGTTGGCCACGATCTTGGCCATTCCAACGCGATCCCACTGCGAATAAGCCCACGTTTCAGCGCCGGGATCGACTTCCGATGTGATCGGCACCAGCATCCGCGCCTTGAACGCTGGCCGCTCGATATCGGCCGTGCGGGCCCGCATAAACTCGAGCTGTTGCGTGAGCACCGCGGTTTCGTTGGCGTCTAGGCGGTTTTGTCCGTAGACAGACGCCCGGTGCACGATCAGCTGCCGATAGACGTTTTCGACTGCCGCAGAGTCTAGCCTTTCGCCTGGCAGCAGCTTTTGCAGCTCGCCTAGGACCTGCGCACGATCATAGGGCGACATCTCACGTGGAGCGGTAAATAGCATGGCGAAACGCGGGCCTTTCTGCGGCTGCAGCTGATGGCTGCTAGCGCCAATCAGTAAATGGAAATCTCGACAATCGCCAACGCACCGGCGGTGGCATCCGTAATGAACATGGCCCACGGACACGCCGCGGCGCTTGCGGTGTCGACATCGGCGCGAAACGAGCCCAGCTCCGTGCCACCAGCGCCGGCCGCGTAGCGGATAAAGCACTGCGTAAACCGCGTGACTGCAGACTCCGCAGTGACCCAGATGCGCCCACGACGCACAACGGGCGTTGGCCGCGCGGCTGGGTAGTCGACACCACCTTCCCGCGATTGATCCCACCGCACGATCCCGAGCAGCTTTTCTTTCGTGGTGATGTCCGCCGCTGCGGCTGGGTACCGCGCCTGATTGCGCGGCTTGCCGACAGTCGAATCCACCACCAACAGCTTGCCAACCTTCACGGATGCCGTGGGGATCACGGTGTCTATGAAGTTGGTGAAATCTTCGACGGGCAACCCGAGCAAGCCATCGGGCGCCAATACTGAGTAACTAGTCTGCATGGTTGTGCGTGGCTCCTATGTGTTCGGGTATGCGGTGGGCGGTGTCAGTTGCCGTCGTCGCTACGACGCCGCGACGTGCTTAGCGAGCGCTGCCAATCAGGCACGAAAGGCTTTGCCGCTGCCGCGGGCCCTGCTGCCGGCGCACGCTGCGGCGCGAGTGTCCGCCGTGAATCGTCGATCGCATCGTGGCGCGTGCCGGCGGTGCCGTCGTCGTCGCCACTGGTGAGGGCTTCGAAGATGGCCGCGCGTTCGTACGTGGTTTTCTTGGCTAGATCGATCTTCGGTCGCAGCTTGGCGATCACTGCAGACTGGATCTCATCGGTGCTCTTACCGTCGAAACGCTCATTCGGCAGCACCTTGCGAGCGCTCGCCACGGCGGCGGAATGCTCGACTACCCATGCATCGAAGCGATCTTGCTCGCCCTCAATATACTTTTCGAGCTGCGCAACCCGCTCGGTAAGCTCCACGACCTTGGCGTCCGCAGCTTCTTTTTCGATCACGACTTCGCCCAGCGCATCGGTGCGCGACTCGATCGCGTCGTGGATGTATGTTGCAGCTTCGCGCGGCAGCTCGATGTTGCGGCCGTCCACTTCGATCGTCTTGGTGTCCATGCTGATTCCTTTCACACGTGGCGGTACGGCCGCCGCCACGCTGAGTGCGTCTGCGGCATCCAATCGAAACAACTGTGCATCTGCAGCCACTGGCGGCGGATCATCCGCACCGGCCTGCGAATCGATGCGGAGCGCGATCTCACGACCTGCACGCCCCCAATTGCGTGGGCCTAGCGCGACGTGGTTGTACACAATGTCGCGCTGCACTTGATCGTACGGCTTGCCCTCAAAAGTACCGGGCGTCGCATCGATTCGGCACCGGTAACCGCACGACAACTCGCGCCTCTCGCCACGCTCCACAGCCGTGATCGCCGTTTCGTCTTGCAGCGTGAGTGCGCCTGCAACTAGATCGCCGTCTGCGCGCTGCACATCTTCCGACACGTGCCCGATCGACAGCGATCGGACATTCTTGGGCGATACCATCTCGGTCGGATGCAAGTCAGTCACGGGCGCCGCTCGCAGTGTCGCTAGCGATTTGGGCGCGAACACTTCCGCAGCAGGCCGGAGCTCGCGCACGGTGGTGCCGTCGTGGCGCTTGTACTCGAGTATGCCGGCACGCGTGAGATACGCAGGCACACGCAAGAAACCCTGCGGCGTACGTTCGGAGTTGCCGAGTGTCGCCACATCGTAGCGACTGACGATCTCAGGTGGCACGCAACTTGATACGCAGGTCATATGCGAGCCGTCAAGTGCTCATGAGCTCATGAGCTCATGAGCTCCGGTGCACGGGAGCTCATGAGCTCCGGTGCTCATGAGCTCATGAGCGACGCAAACCCGGCTTGCGTCGCGCGCGCGTAGCCTGCTTTGGCCGCTTGGGTGCCGGCGGCGGGCGACGCACGCCGGGCGTCGCTTTGCGGCGCATGGTGGCTGCGGCGGCTCCGGCAGCGGCAAATTGCTGGGTAGCGCGCCTGTAGCCTGCACTGGCGCGGGTTTCGGCGATGGCCAAAGCATCGGCTGCGGCTGCGGATTCGGCAGCGGCTGCGGCGGTGTCGAGCTCCGCGGCAAGCCGGCGAGCCAGGGCCCGGCGCTCCGCTCGCAACCTATTCACCCGCTCGATCGCTTGGTCAACTTCCCGTTTCATCCGGGCGTCGATCTCCCGCTGCAGCTCCCGATCGTTGGCCGCTGGGCGCTGCAAAGCTGCCGTAACCGGTGCGACCACGGGCGCGCGCTGGCCCACCGGTGGATCTGCTGGCGGCGCCGTGGGCGGCGTGGGTGCCGGCGGTGGGCGGTACGTAGGCGCCGGCACGTTGGCCGGCGGTATGCTGGGCACGCGCTGCGGCGGCGACTGCAAACCGGGTTGCTCGCCTGCAGTCGGGTGCGTGGTTTCGACGTCGCCAGGATCAATCAAGCCCGCATCCGCAAAGACATCATCCACAATCGGAATCGCCACGCAGCGGCACCGGATAGGCTGGCCAGGGTGCCCGCGTTCCATGGTCTGAGTGTCGACGATCGGTGGCACCGCCCATTCTTGGATCGAGCCGTTCAAGACCTTGTGCCGCTCGCGTACGCGTTGATCTTGTACCGACGACCACCGGTACCGACGCACGCCTAGGCCTTGCTGGCGTATTTGGTTGAGCTCGCCGTTTAGCTTGCCTATTTGGTCGCTGGCGATCAGCGCCGCGCGCTTGCGGGATACACCAAATTTCGCGGCGATTTCTGCTGCGACTTCGGTGTGGTGCTTGCCCGCTCGAGCTCCGCGCGTGATCACGCCCTTGACGTCTGCGAGTTGATCCGCCGGGATCGATTTGATCAGCGAGACGTTGTCCGTCACGAACAAATCAAGGTGTTGTTCGAGCCCGGTGGAACCGTCGTACAGGTTGACTTTCGTCACCTTCTGCACCTGGCGCCCTAATTCGTCCGCTTGCCATTCGGACATGCGCACAGCCGTTTGCCTGGCGGCGGCTTCGACATCCGCATCGGGTATGGCGCGCGCGGTGGCCGCGGCAGCGCTCGCGATTGCATCGTCGATATCGTCGGCTGCGTCACGCCGCAGCACCGTAGGCACGGGCACACGTGACGCCTCGCCCAGCAATCGAGGCAGCGCCGGGAAGATGTCTCGCCGGATGATGTATTCGGCTTGCTGGCAAAAATAGCGGATCTTGCGCTGGTAGATCAGCACTTCCCGGTGTGGGTAGCGCGGCCGCGGCCATCGGGTGCGGGCGACCTGGCGCACGTACGGCATGCCACGCACCGCGGCTTGCGTGCGTAGGGCTGATGCCAAGCCTTTCACTGCGGACGCTCCATAGCGACGCCACGCGCGCGCAAGGCGGGTTCGATTTCACGCAGGATCGTCGCACACGCAGTGCGCATGCGGGCTTGGCCTGGCGTGAGCCGCAACCATGGCCGCTCGAGCACGACGCAGCGCGCCACCGGTGCCGTGTGTGGCTGGGCTTGCAGGGCCTTTCGCAAGGCACGCACCACCGCGACACCTTCGTATACCGTAGGGCCCTGCGGCGTGAGCATGATCGACGCCAGCACATCCGATGCACCCGACCACCCAAGCCCGATCAGATCATCGGCGTGCACCACGGCCAGCGACGGATCATCCGCCGCCATGCGCTGCGCTAGCGTGGTTTTGCCTGCACGGGGCGAACCGATGATCGCGATCGTCCCGGCTATCACGCGTCACGGGCCCGGCGTTTTTCGGCTGCCTTCGCCAACTTCGCACGCTGTGCAACGGCCTGATTCGTTTCATGTGCATTCCGCACGCCGGGTGCCAATGACAGCTCGAGCCTTTCGCGCTCGCGATGCACCCGATCGATCTGGGCGTTTACATCACGACGCCGCGCGGGATCTTTCAGCTTATCCATCGACGATGCTAGGCGCTCGACTTCCCGATCGTGCTGATCGATCTGCTTGTTTGTATCGCGCTCACCCTTGGTCAATGCTCGCTCTATTGGGCGCGCGTATTTACGCTCTGTCAGACCTGCAGCCCGCTCGCCCCTTTCGCGTGCCGCCGTGGCTTCCGTTTCCCGCTCGCGCGTTTCCCTGCGGTCCTCGGTTTCCGCCACATGCGATCGCACGTTTTCTTTCGCCGCTTGATATCGTTGATGCACTGCGTGCTGCGGGTGACTCGGATCCGCGATGTCATGCTCGAAATCCGCGGCGCTCTGACCGGCGCGGCGCGCACGCACGCTTACGTCGTGACTCATTTGCGTCAAGGTGCTGATATGCTGATTTTGCGCGGATTCCAGATCGTGGTTACTGACTCCGCTTAATGGCCTTGCCGGTGCAGTCTTGGCCGGCGCTGTCGCCTGCGTCGCTCGGTGCGCTATTTCGCTTTCCACTTCTTTGCGGCGTGTCGTAGCGGTGGCGTGTGACTCGGTTTCATCGGCAAGCCGCTTGCGCCGATCCATCTCATCATCGATGTGCCCGGCCTTTTCGGCCACCTGCACCCGAGTGCGCATGCGCTCGACAGCTTGCGCCGCGTGACCCTCGCTTGCGGTCGTGCGTTGCAGCTCTTGCTCGAGCTGTCGCTCCGTCTTGTCTCCGTGGATTCTAGGCGAGTTTTTGATCCGCTCGACAGCTGCGGCGTGTTCGCCCTTGCTTTGGCTCATGATCGGCGATGCCGGTGCGGCCGGTGCGGCGGCCGCCGACCGCTGCGACAAGTATTCCCGCCCCTTGGGCGTAATCTGGTGGGCTCCGCCGGCCGCGGGCTGATGCATCAGCCCATGCTGATGCAGTGCCCCCCAAGCCGCGTGCTGCTCATCGCTCATCTCGCCCGCAAGGTGCTTTGACGCTTTACCGGCTGCCGCATCCTTCAAAATTTCTAAATGCTGTGCGTACTCGCCCTTAGTTGGCATACGCCCTCTAATCGTGATGTCCGGCGTCAGACGTGCCGGTGTCTGCGGTGCGCCAGCCGATGGCGCCGCAGCCGATGGCGGCACTGTGCGACCAGTGCGGGCCTTGCGTGCCTTGTGCTCCGCCAAAGCGATCTCGCCCTTTTCGTGCACCATGGCCTTGTTTTTGATGCCTGCTACGGCTTTCGCACCGCTCGCGCCTTGGAAGGCTTTATTGAGCGTATAACCGCCCTCCGGTGCCGTTTTCTTCGGAGCGCGCTTGAATAGCAGCTGCTGCGAAGCCCGCTCTTTTGCGGCTGCGGAGCGAGCCACGCGCTTGGCGGCCGACTGCTGCAAGTACGCAATGGCTTTGGCCTGGCGTTCCTCCGGCGTGCGACGTACGCCGCCGCCACCGGAGCCGCCGCTAGTGAACTGTCCGCCGCCGGCCTGGCCCTTGGGCACACGTGCTTGTGCGTCGTGGCGCTCGAGCACGCGCATGCGGTGCTTGAGCATAGCGGCATGCCCGGCGGTGTGGTGCGACCTGGCGACCGTGTGAGCGACGGCAATGCGGGCGGCTGCAGACATGCAAGCGTTATCGGCTGCGACACCCACAGCCGTCAACGGTGCTCATGA